GGCAAGGCGCATTTACAACAACAGCCGTGGGATACGGTGTTTGAAACTGTATGGGACGGTGACGAATCTCAAGGCTACACATTCAAAAAGTCACACAGCCTAAGTTATGCAATGCTGGTGGCATTGCATATGAACTTGCTTAGTTCAATGTAATAAAATTTTTAATCATTGGTATTACTACATCTTCGGCAAATTTTTTATGGCAGATCTCGGTAGGATGCCCAGTTGTATCAAGCTCTCCAAGTTGATGAGCAAATTCGGCCAAACAATCTTTTTGTTCATTGACAAAAAACCAATTTGAAAAATTATAATTTTGATACAAGGAATAATCTTTGCAAAAGTATCCAATGGAATAGTCACCTGCATTAAAATTAGATTGTTCTAACAGATCCCAGTAGTTAACATAGCTGGTACATTTATATTGGTATTGATTAACTTTAAGATAGTTTTCTAAGTTTAGAAAATTTAGCAAACTGTTTTGACAGAGAGTGGTTGGGTCTGATAGTCGATATAGCCAATCAAACATTTTTTTAGTAGTTTTATTTGTTGTCCAGCTGTTGGTTAATCCTCCGCTGAACACATAATATTCACTATCATTAAAATTTCTTCCATAATAGTAACTCTCTTCCCGCAGATGATACCACCATTCTCCGCTAATTCTCAGATCTTTTCTGCCGGTACCACTCCACATTATTAAAACTAACGTATTGTTTGGATTAAAACTGTGTTTTTCTAAAAAATCAATGGTACTATTGCAAATATAATCATTTCCGGCACCGCCAGAGGCTATATTGTGATAATCTATTTCTGGATATTTCTTTTTTAACTCTGTAGCCCAAGTATGTACTACACGATCATCAGTAAAAGAACATCCGTTTACAATTAAATTTTTAATCATTCCATCCTGCGAACAAGTGTAATGGACTTTCGTTTGCTTTTCTTAAGAATAATATCAGCCAGGCTACACACAGGGCCGTGTAGTATTTCAAGATCTTTGTTGATGAATGTACGCAGGCAAGGTTTGAATATTTCCCAGTCTTTTTTCAGGAAAATGTTGATAGGAATACTGCGATTGCTTTCCCACCACCATACGTTGGCCAACTCTAAAAATCGCTGTTTCATTGCTGGATCGTGTATGCTGCCAAAGTCGTATATGGTTGTAACAAGATTATCTTGATTCTGAACTATGCCCACATATTCCGTTGATGCATACACACACAACGTGATAAAAGGATACTGTTCGCTTAGTTTACTAAAGATATCATTGCCCATCTGGATATTTATACCTTGTACTTTTGGGCAGTATTAAAAGGACAGTTGCTCGTTGCTAGTATCGCTAAATACATCATATGTATTCAACCACTGCCTACCTTTACCAGCAAGTAATTAGAGTTTTAACTCCTGACACCAGTGGTGCTTATTTCAATCTGAGGTACGATCCTGTGTATGCTAAAAAACTAACAATCAACAAAGGTGTTGACAACGTGGTGTTGTTTGAGTTTATCAATCAAGACGAAAAACCTGTAAATATAACAGGCAGCACACTGACATTTAGAATGGTCAGTCAAAACGGCAATGCATTGCTGGTACAAAAACAAATGACAATTATCAATGCTGCGTTCGGCCGTGCCAAAGTCATACTAACACCTGCTGAACTTGATGCAGTTGAAGCACAACCAGCGGGCTACAGCATTATGCGAGCCAGCGGCAATTTGATAGAAGCAGTGTTTACTGATGCACAAGCAGGCGCCAGAGCTCCAGCTGATATTGTGGACAGCATTTATCCTGAATTTGTGCCCAGCAACGAACTCACAATTCCCACTGTGAACTTGTCGGCACAGACCAGTTACGGCGGCAGCAGTGGATCACAATATCCAGATTGGGCATTGCAAGCAGGACAACCAATTGGATCAACTACTCCTTACCAGTCAACCGAATACTACAGCAGTCAAATTGAGCCACGCGGTCCTGTTACCACCATACAGATGGATTTGATTGGCTATACAGGCACAATCAAAGCACAAGCAGCCGAAACGTATCAAAGTATTTGGTACAATGTAACACCATCTACACAGTACTTGAATGCAACCGAAACTATCCATATGAATGTGATTGGGTGGCATCCATTGTTGCGTTTGTGTTTCAACAACAGTGTGACCACAACTGGGTTGGACGGCACCAACTTCGGAACGGCTGCCACAGCCAATGCAGTGGTAACTGACGGTGTTGTTACCAGCGTATCTGTAACAAGTCCAGGTTCCGGATACCAAGCACCTCCGTTGATAACTTTTGTTGGAAATGGCGCCGGAGCAACTGCCACTTCTACAATCGGAGCAGGCGGCGTATTAACAGGAATCAATTTGACTTCAGGTGGTTCTGGATATCGTCCTAATCCTTATACCATGTTGTCGATTGCTGTGATAATATCCACTGGGCATATAGAAAATATAAAATATCGTTAAGCCAAATCAAGTTGATTCTTGTGGCAAAACATGTTATAATAGTAGCATGATCGATGTGTTAGCATTTTTACCCAGCAAAAGAAAACAGTCTAGTTCTGGGTGGCTTAGTTTTAATGCGCCTTGTTGTGTACACAACGGCAACAGTGCAGATCGACGAGGCAGAGGCGGCATCAAAGTTTCTGACCAAGGCTGGAGTTATCACTGTTTCAACTGCGGATACACTGCCAGTTTTATTTTGGGACGCAACATTGGATTCAAAGCACGTAGATTGCTTGAATGGATAGGTGTTCCGGAAAACGATATCAATCAAATCAATCTTGAAAGTATGCGCCATCGCAGTATGGAAGGTATGTTGGAAGATCGCCAACGTGAGTGGAACAATACAAGGCCAATTGAATTTAAGGAAGCAGAACTGCCAGAGTTTTCGGACTTTGTAACGTCCGATAGTCCAGCGGAATGGGCTTACTTGCGAAGCAGATGCATTCCTGAAGACTACCCATTGATGGTGGCAGCCACCAGTAGAAGCGGCGTTGTTATTCCGTTCACATACAACAACCAAGTTGTGGGCAGTACAATTCGATTCTTAGATGATCGCAACCCACGTTACATCAACGACATGCAACAGGGGTATGTGTTTGGCATGGATCTACAACAAACTGGGTGGCAACATGTGATTGTGACAGAAGGCATATTTGATGCGCTGTGTATCAGTGGATTGGCTGTTATGCACAATCAAATAAGTGACGAGCAAGCAAGATTGATACGCAGTTTGGGACGCGACGTCACTGTGGTGCCAGATCAAGACCAGGCAGGACTTGCACTGATAGACCGTGCAGTGGAGTTGGGCTGGGCGGTGAGTATTCCCGATTGGCCCAACACAGTGAAAGATATCAATGATGCTGTGAAACTGTGGGGCAAGTTGCCAACGTTGCTAACTATAATGCAATTGAGAGAAACAAGCAAAATAAAAATTGAGTTGAGGAAACGTCAACTTGAAAAGAAAATCAACAGACCAAGAGAAATAGATGCTTAAAGAATACGGATTAGATGTACAACGATTGTTTTTAGAAATGATGCTGGAAGATGCTTCCAGTTATGTGCGTGTACAAAACATTTATAACCCCGAGAACTTTGATAAAAGTATCAGGTCGGCAGCAGAGTTTATCAAAGAGCACTCTGAAAAACACAAAACAATGCCGGATCGTACACAGATCTCAGCAACATCTGGTGTCAAACTATCGCCGGTTCCGGACTTGAATGAAGGACACTATGAATGGTTCATGACCGAGTTTGAAGCATTTACTAGACGTCAAGAACTTGAACGTGCTATTTTAAAAAGTGCCGACTTGTTGGAAAAAGGCGACTATGATCCAGTTGAGAAACTGATCAAAGACGCAGTGCAGATCAGCTTGACAAAGGACATGGGCACAGATTACTTTGCTGATCCCAGTGCTCGTATCAACAAATACTTCAACTCAGGTGGACAAGTCAGCACAGGTTGGCCACAAGTGGATCGATTGTTGTATGGTGGATTTAGTCGAGGTGAACTAAACATCTTTGCTGGTGGTTCTGGATCAGGCAAGAGTTTGGTAATGATGAACATTGCACTAAACTGGTTACAACAAGGACTCAGCGGTGTGTATATCAGTCTTGAATTGAGTGAAGAACTCACAAGTTTGAGAACTGATGCAATGTTGACCAACATGAGTACCAAAGATATTCGCAAGGACATTGACACAGCCACAATGAAAGTCAAAGTTGTTGGCAAGAAGTTTGGACAGTATCGTGTCAAGGCATTGCCGGCACAGAGCAACATCAACGACATTCGTGCATACATCAAAGAAGTGCAAATCCAAACAGGCATCCGAGTAGACTTCATCATGTGTGATTATTTGGACTTGCTGATGCCGGTTAGTGCCAAAGTCAGTCCCAACGACTTGTTTGTCAAAGACAAATATGTGAGTGAAGAACTACGCAACTTGGCAAAAGAATTAAATGTGCTGTTTGTGACTGCATCGCAGTTGAATCGTAGTGCTGTTGAAGAAATTGAATTTGATCACAGTCACATCAGTGGTGGTATTTCAAAGATCAACACAGCAGACAACGTGTTTGGTATCTTTACAAGCAGGGCAATGAAAGAACGTGGCAAGTATCAAATACAGTGTATGAAAAGTCGTAGTAGTACAGGTGTTGGACAAAAAGTTGATCTAGAATACAATATCGACACTATGCGTATCACAGACAACGGCGGCGATGATGACAACAGCAGTGGATCATTCAAGAAGCCCAGCATTTATGAAAGCATTAAACCACAAAGTCGTGTCAGCAATCCAGAAGGAACCCCTGCATGGAACAAACCTGCTGATAGCGAAACAGCTAAAGTCACAGCAGATGTACAAAGCGCCAAACTAAAGCAATTGCTTGGACAAATCAAACAATAATTATAATATCAAATGCAAGTAATTTCAACTTTATACGACCGGGACTTAGATAATATTAAAAAACTAACCAATGACCATGTGTTGCATGTATATGATGTATTTGATCAACAATACATTAATCAAATATTAAAAAAAGGAACTCCTGGTGTAATTTTAAGTGATCATTTACTAACACCTCCTTACTCTGATCCAATTCCTTTTTTTGGATTGCCGTTATGGGTTGGTAATAGCACATTAGAAATAATTGATGGTTATAAGTTTGATGACAATATATCCACAATAAACTGTTTTAATTTTATGATCAATAAGAAACAGATCAACAGATTTTTATGTATTAAATTTGTTGAATGGTTTAAATTATCCAATTTTGATTATACATGGTCTGCTGTTGATCAAACATTTGATATGAGTGATATTCTTGCTGAGATAACATTGTTAGGGGATCAAAATCCGTTGGATCAAGCAACAAAATCTTTTATGTTATCTCCTATAAAATTAGAAAAAAGATTTATAGAATTTAGCAGTCCAATCTTATCAACTAGTAGTGTGAGAGATTATGGAGGTAACAAATGGGCATGGGAAAATGGATTAAATAACATGTTTTTAAGTTCGGCTATTTCTTTAATAACCGAATCTTTAAGATTTGAAAAAGCCGCGACCTTTACAGAAAAAACAATATATTCGGTATTAGGGTTAACTTTTCCAATTTGGGTCGGTGGATACAATCAAGCAACTGAATGGAAAAATATCGGGTTTGATGTGTTTGATGATATAATTGATCATAGTTACCAGTCGCATGATACGCTAATAGAAAGATGTTATTATGCATTTGCTAATAATTTAGATCTACTTTCAAATAAAGATAAATCTGCTAAATTAAGATTATTATGTAAAGACCGTTTGCTTAAAAATCGAAAATTGTTATTAAACAATCACTTAGGAATCATTGCTAATAATAAAATTAGCACATATCCTCAAGAGTTACAGTTGTGTATGCCTGAGATATTAAAATATTTCCCCCACCTTGGACAGATCAATGGGTAGTGTATCTAAATGAGCTATCTAAAAATAGAAATATAAAGTGGCAACATTATTTGCCTGCATTAGCCGACTTGTCAAGTACTTCCCATATTTCTGGCAAATAATCTTTTATATCAATGCGTTTGGCACGATCCTGTGCGTAAATTTTTTCTTTATATTCTGTGAGACTAATTTCGTTTCCGGTAATTGTTACCCACGGTTGTGCAAATGAATTTTCATCTAGCAATTGTTTTAATTCTACAGGCATTGCCGTAAGACTTAACCAAGCTGGATCAGATACAATATTATGATTGTATCTGATATCTTGTGTTTTAAACCAGTCAATTGTTTGTTGGTGATAGAATATATTCAATGAACTAATGGTGTACGATACGCTAATATTTTTTGTAATTTTTTGAAACAAGTTGATATTGTCAATTAAAGTATCCCACTTGGCCGGCCATCTCATATACTCAAATACCGGACCTGTGCCGTCTATGCTTATACAAATATTTAAATCTGTAAATTTAGATAATAAATCTAGTTTGGATTTAGGTAAAGCAATGCTTCCATTGGTTACAATTGATACAAAACAATCAGTATTGCCGTGTTCTATAAGTTTTTCTAATATAACAAATGTTTTTGGATCAAAAAAGGGTTCGCCGCCCAACAAAGAAATTCGTCTTGCAGTAGCATAGTTGATATCTATATTTTCTAATTCTAACTCGAATCGAGACTCCGGCACAATATTCATTTTTTTTTCAATTTCTGCCCACTTAGTTGATGCGACACTGCCACATGTGACACATGCCTGATTGCAAAGATTACTGGTGGTTATTTGATAAAATAACGGTGTTATGTTAGTTGTTTTACAATCTTGTTTTATCAATTCTAAATCACGATTTAGTTTATAGTCGAGAAATTCATTCTCGAATTGTCGTCTACTTTTATTACCTTGCGATTCAATGACCCAGCACTTTGCACAAGCCTGCGACTTAACTCCAGATAACAAATCATGTTTGACTTGCTTGATATTTGCAGATCTAGGCAATAAACAACACGGAGAGTTAGAAGGCAATTCAAGACTATACCAAGGTAAAACGCAAAATGTATCCATCTTGTATTTAAGATCAATGGATGCTATAATTAAATAAATAACACAAAGGTCCGGGACTATTATGCAAAAGAAAACTAGAAGTTTATTAGAAGAACTCGATTCAATGTACATTGAGCGCGACCAGCGTCATGTGATTGAAACTCGTGCTAGTAACATTATTGCCAGTGCTATACGATTGCTAGAGCAAATTGACTCTAGCTATGATCCAGACGTGGCCAAGAATTTGCAACGCAAGTTGATCAATGCGATCAACCTACGAGATCCTGGCAAGTTTACTAGAACAGTGAGAAAAACAGATGCAAATTCATGAATTAAACAAGCGTAACGTTTTGGAGCAACGTCCACCAAAACCAGCGCCAGTGACAGGACTAGACACTAGTAAAGTGTCTCCGTATATTGCAGCTCAAATTAAAAAAGCCGAAGCAGACTCACAAGCAAACTTAACACAACAAGCACAGGCGCCTGCACAACCAGCGCCTGTACAACCGACCCGTTCTCAAAATATACCAATAAATCCCAATGTAAAACCCGGTGGCAGCAAAGAAGCCCAAGCGTTTCAAGCACAACAGGCAGCACAACAGGCTGCACAACAGGCTGCACAACAGGCTGCACAACAGGCTGCACAACAGGCAACCAAGCCAACCTGGCGTGATAACATCAAAGGGCGTGCAATAGCAGTTAAAAA